CGGCGCGGCCCTCGCGCTCGCGGAGAACTTCGTGGACGGAGCCCGCGTCGTGGCCGTGCTGGGGGACAACCTCTTCCAAGATGATCTTCGTCCGGGGCTCGCCCGGTTCATGGAGCAGAAGGACGGGGCGAGAATCTTCCTGCGGGAAGTTGAGGACCCGGAACGCTTCGGAGTCGCCTCCATCTCCGGAGGAAACGTCGTCGGGATCGAGGAGAAGCCGAAAGTCCCCAAGTCCAACCTTGCCGTGACGGGCGTCTATATGTACGACGACTGCGTGTTCGACATCCTCCGCACGATGAAGCCCTCGGGCCGGGGCGAGATGGAAATTACGGACGTGAACAACGCCTACATCCAGCGCGGGTCGCTGATGTGGGAAAAGCTCAACGGCTGGTGGACGGACGCCGGAACATTCGACTCGCTCTACCACGCCAGCCGGATCATCTTTAACGAAAGAGTCCTGTGAGGCTACTCGTCACCGGGGGTTGCGGATTCATCGGGTCGAACTTCATCCGTCTGATGCTTTCTACCCGGAAATCCGCCAGCATCATCAATCTCGACGCCCTCACTTACGCCGGGGATCACGAGAATCTGAAATCGGTGTGGAGTAACCCCCGATACTTGTTCGAGATCGGCTCCATCGAGGACAGCAAGGAGGTCGATGCCCTTATAGGGCGGCATCGCCCCCACGCGATTGTGAATTTCGCCGCCGAGTCTCATGTGGATCGGAGCTTGTACGGACCAATCGAGTTCGTCGAGACGAACATTCGCGGGACCACGGTTCTTCTGGAAGCGGCCCGCCGTCATGGTGTGAAGAAGTTCCTTCAGGTTTCCACGGACGAGGTTTACGGATCACTCCCAAAGGAGGGGATGTTCCGCGAGACCACCCCTCTCCATCCGAACAACCCCTACTCCGCGACCAAGGCGGCGGCGGATCACATGGTTCAAGCCTATGCCCATACGTTCGGACTCTTCACGATCATCACGAGGAGTTCCAACAACTACGGGCCGTACCAGTTCCCCGAGAAGTTCATCCCCCTCTTCGCCACGAATGCCCTCGCCGACAAACCGTGCCCCCTCTATGGCGACGGACTGAACGTGAGGGACTGGCTCCACGTCGAGGACAATTGCCGTGGAATCCTCGCGGCTTTGGAGTTTGGGAAAGCGGGCGAGGTCTATAATCTTGGCGGAGGGAACGAGCGTCCGAACATCGTTGTCGCCAAGGCCATTCTCAAGCACCTCGGAAAGCCCGAATCTCTCATCCAGTTCGTCAAGGATCGCCCCGGACACGACCGCAGGTATGCCATCGACTGCCGGAAGGCGAAGCGTGAACTGGGATGGAATCCGAAGATCGGGTTCGACAGTGGATTGAAAAAGACACTGGACTGGTATCGAGATCGGCACGGTGTAGAATAGGGCAATGCCGGATCGAATCATCCTCTGGCTCGTCGCCCTGTGCGTGGCGACTCTCTGCGTCGGAGAGATTCACGCGACGTTCGCGGACAAGCCCCACTCAGAACTCTTCGACGCCACTCTCGGTAGCCTCATCGGGTACGCGGTAGGCCGTGCATCCGGGGGGAAATCCAAAGAGATCGAGCCCCCCAAAGAGATCAAGCCCTCCAAATAGTCCCCCTTTCCCCCGGTTCTGGAATGTGGTAGGTTTCCATGAAAGGGGATTTCGATGACACTACTGATACTCGCCTTGGTTTCATTCGCGGACGAGACGAAGGTTGTGGCGCACGATCCCGGCATCATGAACGTGCTTTTGAGCGCGGGAGTGGCGGGGGCGTGCTTGATTGCCTGTGCCCTCTGGATCAAGGTCAAGGATGCGAGCTACGAGAAGCGTATCGACCAGATGCTCGCGGACAAGGACAAGTTCATCTCCCAGTACATCGAGATGGCGGGGAAGTATCAGGCGGCGATGGACAAGTTCGCAACGAGCCTTGATGTCGTGGTCTCTCTGGCGAAGAATCAGCAGGCGACGATGGACAAGTTCGCATCGAGTCTCGAAGTCATTATCGCGCTCATCAAGGATAAAAGGGGGTCGTGATGCTCGCCACCCAGTCCGTTCCTCCCATCGCCATCGGGATCGTTCTCGCGCTGGTCGGAGGAGGGGTGTGCGCGGTCCTGATGACTCTTCTCAGGAAGCGTCGCCACCGCGTCAGCGCGTCGTTCCAGACGACGGCGATTGCCCGAGAGGAGATGATTCGGAAAGAGGGGATAATCGACAGGCATATGGACCAGCTTCAAGAGGCCCACGAACAATCTCTTCGCGGACAAACACTCACGGGAACCCAAGTCCGAGAGAAGTTGGATCAGGACAAAAAGCCAAAGCCGACATTCATAGACGCCAAGGTAGAAGAACTCAAGGGAATCACCGAAGTCACTCCGAAAAAGGTCTAGGCAAGACCAACACATCTCCGTGGTGTAGCAGACGCACGTCCCCGTCGCCTAACTGGACAGGGCACCTCTTTCCTAAAGAGGCAAATTGCAGGTTCGAGTCCTGCCGGGGATACCAACGTGGTATACTCAATGCACTAGGATGAAACCTCAAGACTTGAAGATCACGGCTCGGTCAAGGAGCCACGGATATTCTTACGTCAAGATTCCCGGTCATCCCCACGCCTACGCGACGGGGTATGTGTACGAACACCGATTCGTGATGGAGTGTCACCTCGGTAGATTCTTGAAGTCCTTCGAGATCGTTCATCATCGTAACGACAAGAAGTTCCCCAACACGATCCGGAACTTGAAACTCACAACCAAGACTGGGCATGGTAAAATTCACCATCCAAGGGTTAGGCTCAAGCTAAGGTGTGCTCAGTGCAAGAAGAGATTCAAGAGGCTTCCAAGTCAATCGGGTCGCGGGAGAAAGAGCTTTTGCTCAAGGGCCTGTTCCGCGAGATTTAACTTTCAGCCCCGAACTCCGGTTCATGGGTCGAACAGCACCTACCTCAACCACCGATGCCGTTGCCCTCTTTGTCGAGAGGGCCATCGGCTTGCTCGAAAATAATCTGGCCCCTATCGACCAATTGGACAGGTCAGAACCCTCCGAAGGTTCAGATCAAGGTTCGAGTCCTTGTAGGGGCACCAACTCCCCGTGGTCCAACTAGATAAGACGCCGAGCTACGAACTCGGAGACTGTAGGTGCGAATCCTACCGGGGAGACCAATCTTGTGCAAAATTGTTCCAGCCCGTAGAATGATTATGAATATGAACATGGCAAAAGTCCTTGAGCGGCCAGTCCTCATCCTCAACAAGAACTGGGCTCCTATCCAGACCACGACGGTCAAGGAGGCCATCGCTCTTGTGTCGAAGGGGTCGGCCAAGATCATCGACCCAGAGACATTCTGCTCCCTCGATCTGTTTTCGTGGAGCGATGTCTCGAAGTCCAGAGTGAAGTATGGCGACGCGGTGATCCGCTCCTGCCGTCTCGCTCTCGTTCCGCCCGAAGTCATCGTCCTCACCAACTACGACAAGTTGGGCGAGCGGTCGGTCGTATTCAGCCGCCGCAACCTCTTCAAGCGTGACCGCTACACTTGCCAGTATTGCGGGCTCCAGCCCGGACCCGAACTGCTGACGGTGGATCACGTTATGCCGAAGTCTCGGAAGGGCGTCTCGTCTTGGACGAACTGCATTCTCGCTTGCGTAGAGTGCAACAAGCGGAAGGCCAATCGGACTCCGGACGAGGCGGGCATGAAGCTCCGGAAGGTTCCAAAGAAGCCGTCATGGAAGGCGATCTCCCACATTGCTCCTCACGAAAGGATGGAGTCGTGGGAGCAGTTCGTCTCGCGGGCCTATTGGGAAATCGAACTGGACCCGTAATTTGGTAGAATCTGAGCATGGGGAATCCTACGCCGAGAAAGAAGATTGGGATGCACCTCCCCGTCATGTGTCTCAGGTGCGCCCGGATTTATATGTACGAGAACCAGCCAGCGGCCCGATGCCCGAAGTGCGGATTCGGGAAGTGGGTTGATCCCCGGATGCTCTGCAAGGACATGGCTTCAGGGAGCCGGGTGGCGATCCAGACCGTGACGGAGGTTCTCTGGAAAGCCTCCGATTTTGTGGAGTCCGGGGACATCAACGAGGACACGGCCTAGTGTTCTTGCATCCCCCGACTCCGTGAAGTAGAATCCGGCCAGCGTGTGATGGGCCGAGTTGCCCTGCGCTTGGAGGTTTTCGTGGCTAAATCTTCCCCTGCTCCCGCCCCCGGCATTTCTTCCAAGGTCCAGAGAGTCACCCTCCCCATCGAGAAGCTCATTCCCGCCCCCTACAACCCCCGCGCCATCAAGGATGAGGCGATGGAGGGGCTCAAGACCTCGCTCGACCGATTCGGTCTTGTGCAGGAGATCGTGGTCAACAAGCGGACCATGCACATCGTCGGCGGGGACAAGCGAGTGAAGGCCCTCAAGGAAATGGGGACGACTGAAGTCCCTGTTTGCCTCGTGGACCTCACGGACGAAGAGGAGAAGGCTCTCAACGTCACCCTGAACAACCCCATGATTCAGGGCGAGTTCACGGACGGGCTCCAGAAGATTCTCGATGAAGTCGGCGGATCGGACCTTCTCAAAGGTCTGCGAATGGATGAACTCAAGCAGTCCCTTGAGGCTCAACTCCAAGAAACTGCCGACGAATTCAAGCGAGAGTTCGCCCTCGAAGAACTCAAGGTTCCGCCGCCGCCCAAAATGGTGTGGTCGCTCGTGGCAGTGCCGACCGAAATCTGGCCCGAGGTGGCGCAGATGATCGAGAAGCTCGGAAAGACGAAGGGCGTGATGCTCGACACGGTGGTACGGTGAGCGGGGCGGCGTCTTCCAAGTCTTTGCCCAACGTGCCGGACAAGCACATCTGGGTCAAGACGGACAACAGTCGCCCCGAGCCCAAGCTGGAACTCCGGAGGTACTTTCTCAAGAAGTACCCCTGCAAGACCTACCGCGTCATCGACTGTTGCGCGGGGGAGGAGCAGAAAATCTGGACCCAGCTTCGCCACGAATTCCCGAACATTCAGTACATGGGGCTCGACAAGAAACGAGTCGGGAAGGGCGTGGTCAAGATCGACGCGGCCCGGTGGATGAGTCAGGTCGAGTGGCGAGCCGATGTCGTGGACATCGACACCTATGGCGAACCGTGGTCCGTCTATTTTCCGATGCTCGAAAATTTCGTGGGCGACGAGATCACGGTCTTCCTCACCTACTGCCGAGTGGGGATCAACACCGTGGGGGTCATGTCCAATCCCGTGCGCGAGCGGCTCGGAATCCCGAAGGACTGGAAAATTTGGCAAGCCACGGCCATCACGAAACTCGCCATACAGTCCTGCATTTCCTACTGTCTTGAGTGCGGCTTCGACGTGATCGAGGCGAAGAAGGTTGTCTTCGCCGACAATCCCGACGACCTCGGTCATTTTTACGCGGGGCTTCGGCTCAAATGGCTCAAGTGATTGGCCGGGCCGCAGAAATTCTTGCGGCCATCAAGCTCAAGGACAAAGACCGTGGAGAATCTATCCACCCTCTAATCCGTGATCCGGTTCTCCGGAATCTCGTGGTCCTCTGGCCCCTTCTCCCCGTGGTATTCAATCCCGGCAAAGTTGCCGCTCCAGAAGACGAGAATTCACAGTGGCTCTGGTTGTGGGAGCAGGTCGAGTACGACAAACCCAAGCTCGCGGACTCCCTTCGGCTGGAACGGATGAAGCTCACTAGACTCATCGACCGGGCCTCATCCTTCCATCTCATCTATCCGGACGGCTCTGCAAGCACCCTCGCCACTCAGTACATTCGCGGGGAGATCGCCAAGAGTCTCGTGAAAAAGCCCGGCCCCTCGTCCAGCCCCTCATCGCCCTGATTGACAAACTCCACATAAGGCAGTATCGTTTCTTTATGCCTTTGGCGAAGAAGCCCTCGGCGGAAGCCACCTACGAACGTCGTGTGGATGTCTTCCGCATGAAGATGCGGGGCCTTAACCATTCCGTCATCGCCCGAGAACTCGGCGTCAATCGAAACACCATCATCCGAGACTCCGAGTGGATCAAGGAAAACCTTCGGGAACTCGCCGCCAGCACCGACAAATTCAGCGAGATGGGCACGGCGATGGCGAAGCTCGATGAGATCGAGAAAGAGGCGATGTTCCACTTCAACGAGACGGAGAATCCCCACGCCAAGAACAATTTTCTTCTGACGGCCATAACCGCCTGTGAAAAGCGGATTCGGCTGGCGATGGATGCCGGGCTCATCGAGAAGGCCCCGGTACACATCAATATGTCGGTGGAAGAAATCAAGAAGATGACGACGCAGGAGCTTCTCAACAAGAGAACTGAGATTCTCTCTCGTCTACAACAATCCGGCGTACCAAGTGCGAGGAACTAAGAAAGAGGGCGAAGCCTTCCGTCAGGTCAGTTCCGATCTCCAACATCTCACCCTCGTCGAGAGCGAGATCAAGCGCAGGATCAAAGTCGAGGACCCTCGATCCTACGGGCTCCCTGATCTCCTCCGTCCGAAATCCGAAGTCGAAACGGACGCCAGCTTCATCGCCCGGCAGAATCGTGAACTTTCCGAGTTCCTTCAAACGAAACTGTGGTTTGCCAAGGACGCCCGAAAAATCGCCCTCAAGCTCGCCCCAACCATGCTCTCGTTCATCTGCGATCTGTTCTACCGGAGAACCTGTCAGGCGATTCTCTGGAAGGGCCGTGGAACGGGAGGCTCCCTCTGCACGTCCATCATCATCTGGCTCTCGCTCGTCTACCACAAGATGAGCTTCACCATGATGGCCGGATCGCAGGATCAGGCGAAGCAGGTATACCACTACACGAAATCTTTCTGGGACTGCTTTCCCGAGTTCGCCCGCGCCATCATCGACGGAGACCCTCTCCAGACCGAGACTCGATTCACCAACGGCGTTGTACTCAAGATCATCTCCGCGTCCGAGAAGCAGGCTCGCGGTAAGCACAACGCCGGGTTCGTGGTGGACGAGTCGTGTCAGGAAGGCGAGAACACCGACCGCATGATCTCTGCGGCCATGCAGGGCGCGATGTCGGAACCGAATTTCATGGTCCTCGCCCTGTCCACGTTCCACCATCCCATCGGCCTCTTCCAAGAGATTTGGGACTTCGCGGAGGAGCGCGGATTCACGCGGTTCAACTGGAACATTTACGACGCCATCGAGAAGTGCGATACGGGGATGGAGACCGCCACGCCCGAAGACCCTCAAGCACTGGAATACTGCCAAACCGAATGCCCTCTCACCGAGAAGGCTCCGACCTTCGACGAGAACGGAGTCCAGATGGGCTGGCACTTCAAGGGGTGCAACGGGAAGGCTCGTCATTCCCAAGGATTCCTCCCCCGGAAGAACGTCATCATCGCCAAGAAGATGAACCGGGGGACCAACGTCTTCGCTGTCGAGTACGAGAACGAGCGTCCCAACTGGATGCGTCCGGTCTACGACACGATTTGGATCGAGAACAGTCTCGTGGACCCGGAGTGGCCGGGGGAGAAGGCCCGGATCATCGAGAAATCCGTGGGGATCGACTGGGGTCTGGAGGGGCAGACTGCCCTCGTCCTCTCCGCTCTCATCGAAATCCCCAACCCGTCCTACAATCCGGAACTCCGGATCGCACAGAAACTCATGGATGAAGCCCCCACCAAGAAGTGCGTGGGGATTCTCGAAACGGAATACATGACCGGGAAGCTCACGAGCGAAGCCCTCCGAATCCTCATGTCGTGGATGGAAAAGTACGGGCAGGACAAGTTCCACGTCTACGCCGACGCGAGCCACCCGTTCAACAACCTCGAAGTGGAGCAGGCCGGGTTCGACATGAACCGCGTCCTCTTCCTCAAGTGGAAGGACTACGGGATCGGAAACTGCACCAAATACTTCACGACCAAGGAAAGATTCTTTATCCGGTCGTGCCACACCGGACTCGTCGAACAACTCAAGAGGTACAGGCAGGATAAGTACGGGAAGCCTGTCAAGAAGGACGACCACGGTCCCGACGCCATGCTCTGCTCGATGCTCCACTTCCAGTTCGAGGAGAAGTTCGGAGAGGACTTGGAAGAGAACGAGATGGCCCCCGATCAGGTTCTCGTGCGGCCCCGGCCCACGTTTGCAGGATCGTCCCCTCCGACTTCATCTCAGGTGACGGTTCAGGGAGTCACGGTTCCGGGGAATGCGCTCCAATCAATTCCACGGAAGTCCAGTGACGGGCAGGTGGTGGTGTTGTAATGCCTCCGACCCAATACATCCAGTATGACCCGGCCTCTAAATCCATTTCTATTTTTAACATCCCCTACAAGTTCCATCCCTACTATCACGACCTTGCCTACGAGCTTGAGAAGAGGTACGTGGGTCTTCCGATAACAGAGAAACTTCTTTCCGACGCAAACCGCTTCGTTTTGCAATGGCTGTATCGTATGATGGATGAGATAGATTAGGAGATTCGGTATGAAGCAGATCGTTGTGGCGTTCACCCCGCTCATCGGCCAAGGCGCAGGGACGGATTCGCTCCTGCTGGAGCGCATCAGCAAGAAGGTCTTCGACGCGGTGGGCTCTCAGGCCGCCTGCGGGACGTTCGGGGCTTCCGGCTGTGGCGGGGCCAAGGCGGTCGTCGATGATGCCGACGTGTCGCAGGATGCGGCCAACGCCATCGCGCAGGGCGTCAAGGACGTGATCGGCGCGGGCCGGACCTATTCCGCCCAGCAGATCGACAGCGCGGGCGTTGTCACGGGCCTGACGGCCCCGGTCCCGGTGTAGTCGAACTTTTCAACCACTTGTTTTGGAGTTGGATCATGTCGAAGAAGATCACCGTCACCGTGGCGGGGCTGGGAATCCCCAATTCGGATGCGAGCTATCTGGCGAAGACCGCGAAGCTGGTCTTCGACGCGGTGGGCTCCAGTCCGTTCACGTTCCTGACGAACTCCCCGGCGCGGGGAATCCAAGCAACCATTGATGACGGCGACAACTCGGTGCTTTGCGGGAACGCGCTGGCGCAGGGTCTCAAGAATTCCGGCGGGCCGTCGAGCGGGTTCAAGGCGACCGAGATCGACAACGCAGGAGTCCTGACCTCCATTGCCGATCCGGTCGTAGTCTAGGCACGGCGGTTGTAGTTGACAAAGGGGGGATTCCCCGATAATGTTGGATTTCGTCCCTGTGTGAATTGATGCAGACCACAGAAAGTCTTCGCTACGGTCTCAAGTTCGCCTCTGTTCTCGGCGGCATCAAGGAATCGTACTTTGATGTTCCCGAAGCGGAGGACACTGCCGAGATCGTCGAGCGTGGAAATCCGTGGCGCGACGAATTCGGGAAGTTCACCGACGAAGCCAACGCCGCTTTCAACGTCGCCGCCCAACTCAGCCGAGAAGTTCTTGAGGGGAAGGCGAACGCCTACGAGAAGGCTTCCATCGGAGCCGGGCGTCAAAAGGGATTCCTTTTCTACTCCCCCAAGGCGGATCACGCCGGGAACGAACCCCCCAAGTGGCACAAGATGAACCGCGCCATCGGGAAGGCCGAAGGCATCGCCAATTCCTACACGTCCAAGGCTCGCGCCATGAAAGAGCCGACCACGGAAGAGGGCAAGAAGATCAAGATGTTCTGGCTCTCGAATGCGGCGGCTCTCCGCGACGTGTCCCGGCTCATCACCGAGAAGCGGGATCGGATCAAGGTCCGGAAGGAAGTCGATCTGCCGACGTTTGCAGTCATCAAGGAGATCGTCTCGGGTGCGCCGGATTTCATCGCCGAGGCGTTCTTGGATATCGACCAGATCGCCGGGGCCGATGGCGACCCCGGAGAGTTTGATGCAGTGCAGTCTCACCGCATCAAGAAGTTCGTCGTGAACAACGCGGTGGGCGTCGGGCTTCTTACTCGTGAAGAAGCCGACAAAATCACCGCTCGAATCAAGGGATGAAGGAGCCGACATGACCACGAAGACACAATGGGACGGTCGCCTCGGGGTCGAGGTTCCGGGCCTGATGAAAGGATGCTGTGTCGAGTCGATGCTCGAATGGCGTCCTCAGACAGTCGGGCAGAAGCTCGCCTGCCGCTACTGCAACTCCACCCTGAAGACCATCCGGGCAGGAGAGACTCCTCATTCCCTTTTCACCGGGGACCTCGGGGAGTACAAGCGCGAGACCGAGGAGCCCGAGATGGTGATCGGGGGACTCTACTTCTCCGTTCGCAAGTTCGCCAGCGTGGATGCGGTCAAGGCGTGGGCCAAGGACCGCGAGATCGGCGAGCCTGAACAGGTGGAGAACGTGGGCGGGCACGCCTACCACGTTTCCATCGAGCGTCTCGCTCCCGAGACCATTCGGGCGGTGTGGATCGCCCCCGGAGTCATCGCCGAAGTCGGCGTCTCCGAGAAGGAAGGTCCCTCGCAGGGCGGGCAGGCGTCCATGCACTCTCCCGGCATCACGACGACCTCGATGGCGTCAGGAGGACTGGCCCTCCCCGATCAGGGTCCGGTCGCGGTGATCGCCGCAACGCCGGGAATGCCCGACGTTCTTCACGGCCTGACCGATCCGCAGGATGGTCATCGTCACGAGTTCCACCTGACCCCTTCCCCCGATCCCGCCGGGTTCCGGGTGCAAGGGTTGACCAGCTACAACAACGGGCACGCCCACATGGTCGAGGCCGCTCTCAACCCCGATGGTTCCCTCGACTCACGCACGGCCCCGGATCAGTCCCCGGTCGGCGGACACGCCCACCAGCATCGCGTCACGTTCAACCCCGGCATGGAGCCCGTGGCGGCGTTGAAGGAGGCCCCCGAAGAAGTCAACCTGTTCCGCGACCAACTCACGAGGGCCATCGAGCGGGCCAAGGGAAAAGTCGCCAAGGAAAAGTCCGGAGTCTGAACGAGTCATGGAAAACAACGGAGGCCGTATGAGCGATCCGATGAGCGGCTCCGCAAGGGACAAGTTGGACAGAATCAACAAGTCCATGCGGACGACGATGACCAAGTTCCATCTCCCTCAAATCCTCCTCCCCAAGCTCGGGGCGGCGAAGGATGCGGTGGTCGAGAAGGACTACCAAGGCGAGGGTGAGATGGAGGGGCTGGGCGCGGTGATGCACCTCCGGTCCCACGTCAAGGGCTCCCTCCACGCGCCCGGTTCTCCGATGCACGTCCCGGCCACGACGCAGGACGTGGAGAAGTCCTCGGATTTTCCGAATAGCTCCCTCGCCATGAGACTGTCCGCGAGAAGCGTGGATGCGAAGGAGCCGGAGTCTTTTCCCGATAGCCCTTCCGCCGTGAATCAGTCCGCGCAGGGCGCGGATGCGGAAGGGTTCCAGAACAAGGCAAAATTCGGAGAGATTCCCGTAGCTTCGATCATAGATCAGAGGGCGGCGGCATATGCCGACCGTGCCCGTTCCGAAGCCGGGAAGAAGGCGTGGGCGTCCCGTCAACGTGACGCCCATCAACAGGAAGTGGCGAATATCGTAACCTCGGGGATGCAACGTCGCGCCCGAGAGAAGGCCGAGAAGGACGCTCCGAGTGGACCCGTCGCAAAGCTGTTTCTCCCGCAACGTGAAGAAGTCTCCCCCGAGGTCTCGAAGGTCCATCCTCAAATCATCGACAGCGACGCAGACCGTTCCGAAGCCGCCAATCGTGCGTGGGACAAGCGCGGTCGGGCGCAACCCGGTGCCCTGTCTCCGGACGAAATGAAGCTCCGTCAAGCCGGGACGGACTGGTTCAAGAAGATGAAGTCCGAACGGGGCGCAACCCCCGGAACTGTCACAAGGTCGATGATCGCAAGCATCAAAGGGCTCAAGAAGGACCCCGAGATCACCCCTCTCTATCACGAATCGTCGCACGCCGGGACTGTGGAGAGCGCGAACCGGATTGCCCAACAGGTGAAGAACAGTCTTCGCTATGTCGGGTACACGACCAAGGGCGAGATGAAGATGGACGCTCACAAGGGCGTACAGGAAACAGTTTCCATGTTCAATCATCCCACGGGTCAGTCTGTCATGGTGTCGATCAGCACCGCAAAGGGGAAGGTCGATCCACAGACCCCCGCGAGGCTTGAAGTCTCCCACACGATTGATCCGAACAAATACGAAGCCTTCATCCGCGAGCGCAGGTCCATTATGCAAGTCGGGAAATCGCTCGACTGCTTTGAGCCAATGCTCGAAAAAGAAATGGTCGAGAAAATCTTCAAGGCCAGCGGCTTCGACAGGCTCCCCTTGACGGACAAGGCGAGGGGCGTCATCGAAGACGCCATCTCTCGCGGGGCGATGCCCTCGACGGAATACACCGGAAAGATCATGGTCGAACACGCCATGCCCGAGGAGCCTCCGGCATACGCAAGGCCGGGGAAAGACGGGCTCAAGGTTGGCGACCGGGTGATCCCCCTGCAATGGATGTCTGCTGGGAGATTCGGGGCCACGTTCGATCTCCCCTACGTTCCCGAGGCCATGAAGGTCAAGAAACTGTTCGTCGGCCCCGCCAAGGTGTCGAAGAACGCCTATCCGCCCGGAAAGGCTCCCAGCGATTTCTCCAAGGTTCAGACTGTCGTAGAGAATCGCCTGTGGGGAATGGAGCTTGAGTCCGAAGAGGTCAGCAAGGAGGGTGAGGAACTTTGTCCTTGCCCCGTGGTCACCAAGGATACGACAATGGTTCTTCGGCTTGAGCCTCTGGCCCAGCCGACAGGTGAAGTGGCCCCTCAATAATTTTCAGGAGGATCGGAACATGAGCGGACTCGCAGGGCACGCCCGTAGCGGGCAGGGTGGTGGAAACATTTCCAAGTCCAACGTGGCTCGTGGCATCGAGAAGGCCAAGGGCGGGAAGCCGTGGGAGAGCGCGGATGAGTCGGAGTCTCCGACGACTCCCACTTCTTCGGACGCCTCCTCCGAAGCCCCTGCCAAGAAGTCTCTCGCGGACTTCGCCCGTTCCGGCGTCGAGAAGATGGCGACCGATCCGGACAAGCAACCGTCCGTGGCGTCGAACATCCCCGGATCGGGAACGCAGGGCGTTCCCCCCGCAGAGGCCGACGAGATGGGCGCGTTCGCCCGTCGCGGAAACGCGGACATGATCCCGAGGATCGTCGCCGCCCAGACGGGTCTCGCCACTCACGGCCCGGCGGTCGTGTCCTCTCTCGCTCGGATGGGAGGGCAGGTGCGTCTCGCCCCCGGCCAGTTCCGTGCGTGGGCGCACCCGAAGGATGCGTCTCCGGAAGCCTCGACGCAGGTGACCAGTCAGGCGGGAAAGCCGGGATCGCTCCCGGCCCCGGCTCCGAAGGTCTACTAGGCCAAAGGGAAGGAACTAGATGAAGTTCGCGCACGAAGTCCGGAAGGCGGAGTTTCTCGCCAACGAGCCCAATCTCCTGAAGCAGATGGGTGAAGAGGGTTGGGAACTCGTGTCGGTCGTTGATGGAAATGCGTACTTCAAGAAGTGTCTTCCGGGCGGCTCCCCGGTGGGGATGGCGAAAGCCTGCGCGAACTGCAAGCACTTCAAGGCGCAGGACGCGAAGGAAGCCAGTGGAGAACTCGCGGGATGGTGCGGCGCGTGGAAGCTCGCCATGTCAGCGATGGGTGCGTGTGACCAGTTCACCCTCAAGGATATTTCGGGGGCAGTGACCTCCAACCCCGGCCCCGTTCAAGTCGATGAGCAGGGCGCGTGGCATTGGCAGTCTCGACCGGAGTTCGGCGAGAAGCGATTCGAGGCAATCACGACGCAAGAGGAGGGGATCAGGTCCCCGAGCCACAAGCATCGCCTCGTTGTCATCGCCGACAAGAACGGTCAGGTCATTCGCGGGAAGACCGACATGGTGAACGGTCACGACCACAACATCAATGTCATGGGTACGACCGCCGAAGCGGACGGACATACCCATTCGTGGGTTCCGACCAGTAAGACATAGACAGAGGAGGATTTTCCAATGGCGAACTTCACGTTCAACGCAACGGCGGGCCTCTCGACCTCGGACGGCATCTCCCTGAGTCGCGCCCTCACGGGCCTCAACGCGAACGCCAAGGCTCTGCTCGACGATACGTTCGGGCCGGGGCCTCTGAGCGTCGATCTCGCGCCCCTCGTCGCGTCCATCGCGGACCCCCTGTGGGCTCTGCTCCTCGCGGACGGCGACGGCGCAAGGCTCAAGTTCGACGGTGGCGCGTTCGGCGTCAAGTCGTACAAGACCATGCTCGTGCAAATGGCCTCGACGCCGAGCGGAGTCCTCGATCTCGAAATCGAAGCGCAGGGCGTGTCCCAGCGCATTCGGTTCCTCGCCATCGGCGACTAGAAAAGGGCGGATGCAAACCAGAGAGTCCGTCCTAGCGGCGAGACTCTTTTCCGGCCTCCGTCCGGAGGAACACCCGGAAAAGGGGTCCGCCGAACTCTCACTCGGCCTTCTCGACATGATGCGAGGGGCCGAGGGGGATTGGACTCCGCTCTCTCGCAAGCACGGGGATTCCGAGACCCGCGATCTCATGTGCCGGGCTCTTATGGATTCCGAGGAGTCCGAAGTTGCATCCATCGGACAGGGAATCCACCGTCCGTTCAAGGTCACGTTCAAGGACGGCATCGAGTCCGGAATCATGACCACGCTGAAGGCTGTTCTCAAGACTGTCCACTTCCAGTTTGAGAACAAGCGGTACTGCGAGAGCGTGGACACCAAGATCACCGGGCCGGAACGCGAGATGTTGTCCTACGAACTCGACCAGCTTATCGGGTTCGATCTCACTCCCCCCACCATCGGAAGGGAGATCGCCGTCATCGGCTACGGGAGCCTACAGGCGTGGGCCGACCAGCCGACCGCGTGGCAGTGGATCGACCGGGGATACGACTACCGCAAGGACAAGAAGAATCCTTGGCTCCACAGACTCGCGGCCTTCGATTTCATCCGGGGCGAGATCGACCGCCACTCGAACAACTGGATCATGGATGCGGAACGCCGCGTCTACGCCATCGACAACGGGTACTCCTTCGTGAAGGGCGACAACCGGAAGTGGTTCCGAACGAGCGCAGGAAAGCATCTCAAAGGGACTCCCATTCACCCCTCCGTACTGGGTGAAATCCAGAGCATCGACGAGGCCGCAGTGAAAGACCTCCTCTGGGGGAGGAATTTCCAGAACGACGAAGAGGCCGGAGTCATTTCAAGAATCCGGCAACTCAAAGGTCTGAGGGTATGGGAAAAACTCGGCGAGTTGTGGTAGAAAAGCAGGGCGCAGAAGCCCCTGTCATCGGGGTTGACTGCGACCTGACTCTCGTGGACGAGAATGAGAATCTCATTCCCGGCGCGAAGGAGGCTCTGATCTACCTCAAGAGTACCGGATGGAAGATCATCATCTGGACTCACCGTTCCGATCTTGCCCAGACCCGGAATCTTCTGGAGCGTCACGGAATCCCCTTCGATCATATCAACGAGGACCCCGATACTGACGCCAAGGACTACTCGCGCAAGATTTTCTTCAACGCAACCGTGGACGACAAGGCCGTTGCCTTCGACGGGGACTGGCAGAAGACCATCGCCGAACTCGACCGCCGCCGCTCGATGTGGAAGATAGACGGGGAGACCAAATCTTCCGTCAAGCTCATGGTTGCCGACCGCGAAGGGAAAGTCGCCCCCATTGCCATTTTCGATTTCGAGAATGGTCTCGTGGTTGAGCGGATGGGCTCGAAGAGTTCGATTGTCGGCGACATTCTCAAGAACGGTGTCGAACTGGATGATAGAATTGTCCGGCCCGACGAAGGACGAGATTTTCTCAAGGCCCTGTTGGGCCTCCAAGGGACGTATTTGTGGGCCGAGGCCGCTTGATTAAGGAGTGAACTATGCCGATGGGTGGTGGCGATCCGAAAGTTGTTGGAGACGGGCAGACCGTCTTCATTCGTCCCGAGACGGGCCGTGGGAACTCGGACATCTGGGACCTGCGTGACGTGCTCATGGCTCTCATCGAAGAACGTCAGGAACTCCGTGCCGCGATCATCGCGGCGGCGAACTTCGGTGCTCTCCAGACGGCGGTGGCGGCCTTGCCGCGCCGGGTGCAGGTCATCGACTCGTTGGTGAACGTCTAACGAGGTCCAGATGACGGGATGTTGTGACGGTGCCTGCGGCCCCTTTGGGCAACCGCTGGTTCTCCCCAACATCCCGTCATCGTGCATTCCCGCCTCTGACGGGTTTCTGCTGGTCTTGAAGATCGCGCCGCGCATCGAGGCCAGATTGCATCGAGGCATTAGTCCGGGGGCAGTTGTGGCGAATCTCGGATCGGTCAGGTTCGGCGACATCGGGGTTGTGTTCGAGATCGTCGTTCTGGACAAGAGCGGCGTCATCGTCGATCTGAGCAGTGCGCCGACCAAGCAGATAATCTTCGGACGACCTCTCAGCGGTGCCAAGGTCAAGAACGCGGATTTCGTGACAGATGGGACTGACGGGAGACTTCGGTACAAGACCGTGGTGGGCGACTTGGATCAGTTGGGTCAGTGGCGAGTTCAGGCGCACATCGTCCTTCCGACATTCGTGGACGATTTCCGAACTGAGATCGCCACTTTCTTCGTGGAACCCGCTCTCGATTTCTCGGAGACTTGCTCCCCTGTTCCGATAACGATTCCGTGATGTTGGTTGTGACTGGACAAAAAGGAAAAAACAACGTAAAGTTGAATTTGCGGACACGGATAGATAGGATGGGACACCTGTGGGCGTAAGCGAAGGAACTCTTCAGGTTGAGCGAGACTTCCAAACGGGAGTCAACATCACCAAGGAAGCGGGCGCACGCTACCATCCGTTTTCCGCAAGGACGATTCTGTGGTCGGCTGATGCCGCAGGCGCGGTATCCCTTTTCGTGGAAATCGTTGACGGGGATCGAGTGTACGAACTCGACAGGGTGGCCGCGTTCGCGGGGCAGGTTTACTCGTGGCCCAACTCGCGCTCCCCGGAGAAGATCGACCTCGTGCCCGCTCAACGGATTCGTTTTCGCACGACGGGAATCGCTGGTGGCGTGAAGCATTCCGTTGCGATCACTTGGGCCGAGATTGGTGTACCGTGAACGAAGAGTTCAACGGAACCGTCAGAGAAACGCTCCTCAAGGGGAGTGTCACCAAAGAGGATATGGACGAGATTCTCAAGGTCGCGCTATTGGGCGGCGGTCGCGTAGAGGCCGCAAACTCCAAGCGCGGATCGGAAGACGACAGCAACGAGGGCGAGGCCAAGTCTCGCCAACTCGACCAGTTCGAGCAACAGGCGTCCGGAGAATTCGTCGCCCCAACCTACAACCCCTCCGTTTGGGCGCAGACGCCCAAGATCAACACTCGACTTGCCCGGTGCATCCGGTCCTACGCCCGGAATACGGTCGGCCTCGGATGGAACATCGAACCCATCCACCCCCTCACGCCGGAGACCAAGGACAAGGAAAAGAAAGCCATCGAGGAGCAGACCGAGATCGTCCGCTCTTTGTTCAGCTACCCCAACGAGAAGATGCCGTTCACCGAACTCTGCTACCTGATGAAGACCGACGAGGAATCCACGGGGAATGGTTTCATCGAAGTCGTTCGGAACAACGCCGGAAAAATTATCCGCCTCTACCACGTTCCCGCGACCACCATGCGGAAGCGGGTCATGCGCGACGAGAGCGGGAAGCAGACGGTTTACGGCTTCGTCCAGATTCGCGGAAACCAGAAGCGGTACTTCAAGGAGTTCGGCGACAAGCGCGGGATGGACTCCGTGAAGGGAGAGTTCTCGGAAGGAAAGAACGCCCTCTCCGCAGAGAGTCGGGCGACCGAAATTCTCCACTTCATGATCTACGACCCCACGAATTCCTACTACGGGGCTCCGCGCTACGTCCCGGCTTCGACGGCCATCGCCGGGAACCGCCAGTCGGCGATCCGAAACGTCAACTTCTTCGAGAACGATGCCGTGCCCCGCATGGCCCTTCTGGTCTCCGGCGGAAGGCTCACGCAGGACTCGATGCAACAGGTCGAGGATTTCGTTCGCGGGAAAGCTCGCGGCGTAGATCAGGCTCATCGGGTGATGGTCATTCAGGTCGAGCCCACGAAGGTCGGCTTTCAACAGCAGAACAAGACGGCTATCGAACTCAAGCCGCTCACCGTGGGCGTGACCGAAGACGCCAGCTTCCAGACCTACCGGACGGCCAACGACGAAGAGGTTCGTGAAATCTTCGGCATGGCCCCGGTATTCTTCTCCACCGAGAACGTCAACAAGGCATCCTCGCAGGTGTCCCGCGAGATCACCAACGAGCAGGAGTTCGAGCCGGATCGTCTCGCCAAGGAATACATCATCAACCAGACCATTGTGTTCGATCTCCTGTCCGCCCTCCTCGGGAACGACCCCAAGACGCCGGACGACCGCGAGGAGATGGAGGAGTACCGGAAGCAAGTCCGAGTTCAGTTCCGGTTCGCCCGTCTCACGCTCACCGATCCCCTCGACATGGCGCGGATGGATCAAATCTACGCCTCGCTCGGTGCTATGACGCCGAACGAAATGCGCGAGAAGATTGGGAAGCCCCCTTACCCCAAGGACTTTTACTTCGCGGACAAGCCTTTGTCCGTTGCGATGGCCGAACTTACCGCAGGGCTCGCACTCGCCATCGCCCTCGACGAAAAACAGGCGATGCCGAAACCGGAAATGCCGAGCGGTGCGCCGGGCGAGGAAGGTGCGCCGAGCGAGCCGGGGATGGAGCCGAGCGCGGGCGGAGAACCTTCTGCTCCGGAAGATGCGTTCATGCCCGAGGAGCCTCCTACGGCTTTCACCAACGAACCTCGCGGGAAGCAGGAAAACCCCCGGCTCAAGTTGTCCTCAAAGAGCAGGTCCCGAGGGATGTCCGAAGGTGCTTTCAGAATTGCAACAGAACTTATGGCGGATGCCCGCCGTCTTGTTATGATGGGAGCCAGTGTTGGTCGTGGGGGGAGCGATGAACGATAAGTTCTCTGCCGTCCGGTTCGAGTTCGACGCCGATTGCGAAAAGGCGTGGCAGGACGAGAAGACCGGGAAGATGTACGTCCGTGCCGTCGCCAGCGACGACGGGCTGGACCTTCAGCGTGATCGCATGAGCACCGCCGCGCTCACCAAGATGGCGACCGCCTCGAAGAAGGGCGTTCCGTTCTTGGAGAATCACCGTTCCACGTTCGAGTTCGGGAAGACCGTGGACGGTGAGATCGTGACCAGCGTGGGCAAGGATGGCAAGAAGATCAACAAGTTCTTCGCCACCATCGAACTCGATGGCGAGTTCCCGCAGGCCCGCAAGCTGTTCAAGGAAGTGGCGAGCGGCGAGTGCAAACGTCAGCTTTCCATCGGCGGGAAGCTCAACCTCAAGAACCGCGACTCCGTGGCGGTCGAGATGACGCCGAGCGGACTGGCTCGGACCATCAACGATCTCGATCTGGACCACATCGCCGCTACGCGGGAGAAGCAGGCGGCGAATCCCCGGACGGGATACGTCGAGGCCATCTCCAAGGCTCTCGACGATGCAGAGAAGGACGGCTGGCAGGGCGTCGAGAAGGATGCCCTCCAAGGCGTCAACGAGGACGACATGAAAAAGGGCGCGGGGATACTTGCGACCCTCGGGCGTTTGTTCGGAGGAAGAGGAAAGATGAACAAGGAAGGGACTCCCACGGAAGAGGAGACGCCGACCGAGATGGAGACGACTCCCCGGACTCCTGCAAGCACCACGACCGCCAGCCCCGCTTCTGCGGAGAAGGCCGTCTGCCCTGCCGCAACCGAGAACAAGGTGGCCGTCAAGGACTGCAAACCCCAACCGGAGAAAGAAGTCATGAAGCCTGAGATGAAAGCCCGGAACGCGGGAGAGACCGGAGTGGCTGATCTCGTCAACGACATCGCCATCCTTCTCTCCAAGTACAACAACCCGACCCCTGACGCCCCTCTCTCCTCCGGAAGCGACGAGGAGAAGGAGATCGTCAACGCGGCCTACAACGCCCTCTGGACGACTCGGCACCTTCTCGCCAAGGCCAGCGGTGCCGCTCTCGGCGCGGGCGAGCAGATGGCCGTGTCCATGATCGCGGCGGATGCGCCCTTCGCGCCCCGCGACCTTTCGGGCGCGAGCCCCAAGGGTGCGTTCAGCCCCGACAAGGCCACGGGCGACGCGGCGATGGCCGCGACTGCCGTGACCGACTCCCGCCGGGACATTCAGGTGGGCGGGGAGATCAAGTCCACCACGATGACGGCCAAGGAAGCCCTCGACCTCACCATGAAGAAGCTCCGCGAGGCGGGCAATCTTCCGCAGGTCGGAACCAACGACAACTTCGGCAAGTCCCTCACTCCGGAGTCGCTGGAGAAGGCTCTGGGCGGTCTGGTCGAGAAGCAAACCGAGATCACCAAGTCTTTCATCGAAGTCGCCATCGAGAAGATGGCCGAGGAACAGGCGCGGAACTCCGAGCTTCTCCAGAAGTCGTTGGAGGAACTCGGCTCGGTCACGAACGACTCCAACAGGCGTCTCGCTGATCTGGAGGGTCGCGTGGTCAGGGTGGAGAAGGCTGGCGGTGTGAGCCAGAGCGGACCTCGCGGGACGGTGGATTCCACGGTCAAGGTGCCGTCGAAGGGCAGGGCCGGGACGTGGAGAGGACTCTTCGACAAGGCGGCGGGCGAGGCCACCGCCAAATACTAGATCGTGTGGATTTTTGAAAACTTAGGAGGAAGAATCAGATGAACGCTGTAGCGAGCCGTGATGCCAACGAAGAGATGATCGAGAAGACCATCGCCACGAGCGACCTTCTCACGGGCGGGTTGCTGAACCCGCTTCAGCAGACCCAGTTCGTCACCCTCGTCAAGAAGTTCTCGGTCCTGCTCCCGATCTCCCGGTTCATCCGGATGCCCCGTCCCCTGATGGACGTGGACAAGCTGTGGATCGGCGAGCCCGTCACGGAGAGCGTGGACGAGGCCACCGACACGGGCAACCTGTCCCGTGCGAAGTTCCAGCGCATCGTCCTGCGGGCGCAGAAGCTCCGCAGTGCGTGGAACATCACGACCGAGGTGTTGCAGGGCAACATCGAGCAGAACGAGTTCGAGCAGACCATCATGAACACGATGGTCGAGCGCATCTCGACCGACATGGAAGACCTCGCCATCAACGGCGACGTGACCACGGTCGGCACGAGCCCCCGCGACCGCCTCCTGCGCCGTCTCAACGGCTGGAACCTCCAGACCGAAGGGGCGCACATCCTCGACGTGAAGGGTGCCTCGATCCAGAAGGGCATCTTCTCCGAGATGAAGCGTCGCATCCCCAAGCAGTACAAGAACGACCCCGGTCTCCGCTGGCTGGTGGGCGACTCCATCGCAACGGACTGGGCGGATGTCGTGTCGGATCGCGGCACGATCCTCGGCGACGCGGCCCTTCAGGGCGCGGAGATGGCTCCGCTCGGCACGCCGATGATCCGCATCCCCCTCATCCCCGACGACGCCCCGATCACGATCACGGCGGCGACGAGCGCGGAGTTCCTCGGTTCCGAGTTCCAGCCGTTCATCATCACCTCCAGCAACGACACGGTGAAGCTGAAGGTGGACGGAGCCCCCGGCGCGGGCGTGACCATCGTTCTCACGCACGGCACCCTCAACGCGGTTGAGGTGGCGCGTCAGATCAACGCCGCGCTCAAGGCGGCGATCCCGACGCTCCTGACCGACGTGGCCCGCGACGACCGCGAAGGTCGTCTGCTCCTCATCTCGCCCACGGTGGGCGCGGCGTCGGAACTGCGTCTCATGCCCGTGGCGGGCGCGTCGCAGGCGTACTCGACCCTCGGCCTGCTCGGGCCGAACGTCCCCTTCATCGACCCGTTCCCGGCGGTGGACGTGGT